GGGTCAGGGCGCTGCTGCTCAGGCTGATGCTCTGCACCGGAATCTCGTCACTGCCACCGCCGCTGCTGCTCCACTCGGTGCGCAGGGCGTTCAGCTGCGCCTGCATGGAGGGGCTGGTGTAGGCGGCGTTTTCCAAAAGGGACAGCAGCAGGGTCTTGCTGGTCTCGCTCAGGCCGGAGCCGCCAGTGCTGCTGCCGCCGTTGCCGTTCGGCAGCACAAGGCTCAGCACGCCGTTTTTGATGGTGGCACTGGCGGTCTCGCCTGTGGTCACAGTGCCGATGGTCAGCTCCGGGATGCGGGTCACGCCGTCGCGCATCAGGCCGCAGAGAGACTCATCGCCCCGGGTGTCTATGAGCCTTGGGTTGAAATTCGTACCGGCGGAATACCGGATCTCTGCCAGACACAAGTCATATATAGCTTCGTTGCGGGTGATCCGGGGCGCTTCAGAGCTGCTGGGGGTATCACCGAAGATCTCCATGCTCTTCAGCACTGTTAGATAGGAGCGGCGGGCGCGCCTGTCAAACCGGAGCACCACGCGGTCGATGCGAGAGAACAAAGGTGTGCGCGTCGGCAGAGCCAGTGTGACAGGCGCTTGCATAATGATGCTGTAGCCGGTAAAGCGGCTGGGGTGCACCCATGCTCTGCCGGGGCTGATCCATACCGATTTGCCGCCGCTCGAAAGACTGACTTTAAAGTCCTCGTCAAGGCAGTAGACGCCCGAAGTTCTGGCCGAGTGATACCCGGCGGCTTCTTCTGCCGTATAGGTGATGCCATTCAGCGGGTAAGTTACGATATCGCTGCTCAAATGTATCCCTCCTAGATCTTTTTCCAGACCGGTGTGCCCAGCCGCACCGTGCGGGTGGTACCGTCCATCTGACTTTGCGTGATGATGTTGGCCACCCGTACCGTAGCCTTGTAGCCCAGCTCGGGCAGCGAGCAGACCGCGACGTCTCCGGGCTCCAGCGCGTTGTCCTCGAGCTCGACTTCGATGCTGCCGGTGCGGGTCTGCTCCAGCAGCTTGTTCAGGCCGCGCGCCATCAGCCGCTCCAGATAGGCAGTGCTGGCTGTGGTCTCGCCGGACTCTTCATCGGGCTGCAGATCGCGGGCATCCACATACATCTCCCGGCGCTCGGCTCCGGCAGCATCGGTCAGGCCGACCGTCACAGTGGCGCGTGCAGTGCCCTCTCCAGCGCCTTGCACCACGGCTACGTTGCAGTAGTCGGAATCGCCAAAAGCCCATGAAGCGTCCCGCAGAGTGCCCCACCTGCTCGAGTAACGGTTGTTGGGGTCTGCCGTAGGGCGGTAGACCTCAAACCGCAGCTTCTTCTGGTCGTTCTTGCCCGCCAGCACGATGCGGAAGCCCAGATCACAGGCTGCGCCGATGGTGGTCATGTAGTCCATGATGGCACCACCGGAGGTCTGCTGGGTGTAGGTGGTATCAAAGCCCACAAGCTCGCCCAGCTCCAGCCGTGGCCACGGCTCCATCTCTGCCACAAGGCGGCGCATGGCGACCTCGGCATTTTCTGCTTTGACGATGGCGGTGCTGACCCGCTTGGTCAGGATCCACGTTGCGGGGCTGCCGGTGCAGACGAGGTTTTTGTCCTCGTTAGCGTTGGTGCGGTGGCAGATGCGCATGGGCATCTGACGGTCACTGCGCTTGACCCAGCAGCCCTCCTGCAGCAGGGCAAGGTTTTCTGCGGTGGGGCGTACCTCCAGTGTAAAGCTGCCCTCGGTGTTGTAAGGCTCGTCCCAGTATAGGCTGACCCATGCGTCCACACAGCCCTGACGCTCCAGCTTTTGGGCGTCCAGCACATCAAGTCGCATTGGATATCACCTCCGGGAGAATGCCCGCGTACATCGGGTAAAAGCTGATCTCGGCCTGCAGAGCGGTCTCTCCGGCATCGGCACTGAGCAGCAGCCAGTTGTCGCCCGCACGCAGCTCGGTCAGGGTGCTGTCCTCGTCCAGATAGGAGAAAATGTTTTTCTCCGTCCGGGTGGGATTGTCCTTATTTGCCACAGTTTGTTTTACTGCCAGACGACCGGTCTCGGTCTGGTAAAACTCCACGGTCGTGCCCGGCTGCATGGTAAAGCCGGTCAGCCCGATGAAAGTGTCGTGCGCGACATCCCGGATGCAGGGATTCTTTACGGTCTCAGAGCAGCTCAGGGTGGCGGTAAAGCCTACCGGCAGGCTGCCAGGGTTTTTGCAGTTTGTGCTTTCATTTGTCTTGCTCCGATACTGGTGCACGCTGTAATTTGCCGGGAACCTGAAGCCCAGCCCGCCCAGCAGATAACTCTGCTGGTTCAGGTCGTACCAGAAGGGCTTTTCGCAGTACAGCATGATGTCCAGCCGGGGGTATGGCTCAAGCTGCTTTGTGTAGGGGGTCTTGGAGAGCACGAAACGGCAAAACCATTTGTCCCCGAGGTACATAGTCCCCTTGGTAAAATAAGGCAGTGCATCCAGAAACTTTTTGGCCTGCGCTTCTCCGTCTGTTCCCCAGAAGTCGATGATCAGCTCCCGGTATACGCCCGCAACGCTTTGCTGCTCCACGGTGGTGCCGATCTGGTTTACGCTCTGGGCGGTTTTCAGGTCAACGGAGACGCCGTTCAGCGGGTCGAGAGAATAGGGTGCACCGTAGTCCCAGCCAGCGTAGAGGAACTCTTCCTCATCGGTACGGAGCACCAGCTTGTCGTTCCGCATAGGTCATTCCTCCTTTCAGGTTTTCCGTGCCTTGGCACGATCCGCTTCCCAGCGGGTCTCCCGGGCAAGGTCGGCGGCACTCTGGGCTTTGCTGTAGATGTACTGGTTGACCGTGGTATCGCCCTCCCGGTGGTAATTGTTGGCGGCTGCAGCCACCTGCGCGGTGCCGGAAGCAGCCACGCGGCTGCTGACCTTCATGTTGTCGCTCAGCACCAGCGCGTTGGCCTGCCGCACCATTTCGGACAGTTTTTTGTTAGCTTCCTGCAGGGCGGCGGTGTTGGCAGCGATCACCTCGTCATGGCGGGTGTCCGGCGCGGGCACAGGAGTGCCGGTGCCGGAAGAGCCACCGGTGCTGCCGTTGCCGGAGGAGCTGGTGTTGTCCTTCTTGGGCTGGTACTTGGCGATCAGCTCTGCAAGGGACTTCTGATACTCCACGCCCAGCAGCTGCTTTTCCAGATCCGACATCTGGATAACGTTCTGGGCTTCGTTGATCTGCTTTTCCAGCTCAGCCAGCCGGGTGGCATCGGTGGCGGTTTTCTGTTCCAGCTGCGCGGATGCAAGCTTGTACTGGGCATCCAGCACCTTCTTTTCGAGGTCTGCCAGATCCTGCTCATACCCTGCGGCCAGCACCTTCTTTTCGGCTTCCAGCATCCCGGGGTCGTCCTTGGTCAGCTTTGCTTTCTCCAGCTCTGCCAGCTTTTTGTTGTACTTTGCGTCCAGCTGCTTCTTTTCAGCCGTGCCGGACTGTGCTGCGTACTGGGCATCCAGCTGTGCCTGCGCCTTTGCATTTTCAGCTTCGGCCTTTTCTGCCGCTTTCCGCTCTTCCCGGTCCTTGCGGATCTTATCGGCGTAGTCAAAGGCGATATTGGACACGGGGTCAATTTTGCCGTCCCAGAGCCATGCAACGGAATTATAAACAGCGATCAGGCCGTTGATGATGTTGACAAAGCCCTGCAGATAAGCGCCGTAAACGCGCAGCAGACCCTCGAAAATGTAGGACATAAAGTCCCCGATACCGCCCCAGATGGACTTGACACTGCTGGATGCACTCTTGTTGGTGGAGATAAAGCTGCCCAGCGCGCCTACCAGCATCCCGATCAGGGAGACCACCAGCAGGATGGGGTTTGCATCCATGGCAATGTTCAGACCTTCCTGCGCACCGGTAGCCGCAGCGGCGGCAGGCACGAACTGCCCGACAAACCCTGCCGCCAGACTTGCAAGGTTTTTGAACACGCCGGACAGTGAGCCGGACAGCTTGCTCAGGGCGTCCATGGCGAAGGTCTGGATCTGGGTGCGCTGCTCCTTTGTGCAGGCGTTCCAGAAGTAGGCGGCAGACCATGTGGCGATGCTTTCCAGATCGCCGTCCTTGATCGCTTGGAGCAGGGTCTTGATGCTGCCCACGACATCGCTCTGGATGGACTTATTGATCTGCTCCCAGCTGGAATCGAGCTTTTCCGTGAACTGGTGAGTCAGCAGCTCTGCTGCGCTGGAGAA